ATGGAAAATAGAAATACTAACATAGATGTTCTTAAGGCTTTTGCAACATTATTAGTTATAGCTGGTCATGTAATTCAAATCACCACCATTAAATTTGATGACAGCATGCTGTTTAAAATAATATATTCCTTTCACATGCCTTTGTTTATGTGCATTAGTGGATATCTTTATAAAGAACCTAAAGTAATATCATTGGATATAATAAAGAAAGCCAAGCTTTTACTAATACCATTTTTTTCTTGGGCGGTGATAAATTACTTCCTATTTAATATAGACGGGTTTCATATTGCCTCTTTTTATTCTTATATGCTGGATATGTTATTCAATCCCTCCCTTGGTTTGTGGTTCTTATGGGTTCTTTTTTTTACAATATGTATTTTCATAAGCTTGCCAGAAAAATACAAGTCGATTTACGTGATAATTTTCATCATCATTGCCGATCGATTACAACATAAGTTCTCGTTATTGAATGATTTTGGCATGGGGTTATTGACTTGGCAGTTTTTCTTCTTTTTTATGGGGTATTGTTTTAGGAAATACTCAGTTCTATCCATAATAAGAAATAGATATATAAATATATTATCTCTTATGATTTACATTTCTCTAGTAACGCAATGGCACCGATTGAATGTAGATACTATATTTGGCCTTACCATAGAAAACAGCATTATAAACAATAGACTATTATTTATTGTTAGATATGCAACAGCAATCAGTGCCATAGTGTTTTTATTTGGACTTAATTATAGTTATATATACAATAAGTTTAAATCCTTAATAATATATATATCAAGTAATTCATTGTCATTTTACGCAATTCAAAGCGGGTTAATATACTTCACAGTACACATAATATTAAATGGAATTACAAACCATCTTATTATGCAACTTATCTGCTTTTTAACTGTTACAGTTTTAGCTGGTATCATCATAAAAATAATCAATCACAACAACTTACTAAGAACAGTTTTATTCGGTAGATAAATATATTTTTAACTCCGGGCTTAGTCGCCCGGAATCTTACTGTGGGAGTTCAGGTAAAACAATATCCTCTGGTTTTGATGTGTCAATTCGACTCAGTAAGACGCGGTAGGTTTTCCATGCCGTAAGCTGTGCTTTGTCGTCATTTGTTGCCATGCCGGTATCTACAGCATCTTGCAGTGGTGCAATCTTCGCAGCGGCTGCATTCAATAATTGAGTTTTCTTTTCTTCCGCTTCCTGTATTGCTGCTGCTTGCTGCAATGCTTTATCTGTTACCCATTTCGAACCGTTCCATTTGTCGTAAATAGTGAGTGGTGCTAGTAAAGTGAGCGTATCTGGCAATTCACCAATTGTCGTTACTTCCTCCGGCTGACCAGTTTCAGTGCTATATGCCACTTTCCCCCGCAAATCAGCAACAATTTCCCACACTGTACCATCCGCATTACGTCGCACTGCCTTATCAGCTCTTGCCGGCAATATTGGCGCATCAGCATATCCGCGCGCGGGTAATCCGACGCCCATCGGTAGGTACTCATTATTAACGCCAATGTATTCGCGTGAGTCAGGGCTTGCGCTATAAACAGCTATCCAACCCTCAGTGATAGATAAACCATCTTGTCCCAACTGCGCTACGGCAATATCTAGTGAATATTTTGTCATTATAAAGCTCTCACAATGTAGTTAAATGCAATGTTCCGTGGGCGAGTTTCATCACCGCCAGAATCACCTGTTGAAAGGCCGTTTACGCTTGTAAACCAACCTGGTGTGGGGCCGCCTGTTAGTCCGCGAATCTCAAAATTCGAGAGCCCATGGTTATGGCTTTGTATCGCGCCCCCCTGCCATCCCAATAAGTTTTGGTCTGCCCTAACACCACGCCCATCATCAAAGCCACGAATAAACTCGCCGCGCAAATCAGGCAATACACCAGACGGATATGCCAACGCCAATTTTGGGTATGTTGCTGCGCTAAACGATGAACCGTTTACTTTCAGAAACCCCGTAGGAGGGGTAGCTAGCGGGTAAGGAAGAGGGATGCCAATGGGAACTAGACTACCTTCGCCCAAACCAAGGTTTAAGAGAGTCTGTGCAACCGCAGCCGGGCCAGCGTCTTTAATTTCAGAAAGGTTATTAGTAATTTTTAATAACAAAGCGCCCAAATCACTGACTGCTTTTGGCGTGGCTGCCAGTATCTGGCTGTTGCTGTTAGTTGCGTTACTTAATTGAACAACACCTTTTTGAGTTAATGAGGCGTCTTTAAGTTCTGGAATACCCTCTGCGATAAGATATCGTATAGCCTCAAGCACTTGAGCGCGATTACTCTTATCTAAAGAAATGCCAGCCGCCTCAACAATTCCCGCCAGTTCTTCCTGCACGGCATCAAAGTAATCATCATCCAGCGCGGTAGCCGGTACGCCAGTCTGTGGGTTACCACGGGTAAAGCCGTTCTTACCCGCGCCAAATTTATCAACCTGGGCGGTTGGGGTATCAATACGATGCATAAAGAGTTACTCCGGATAAAGAAAAGTCACATAAGTGTGCGAAGGACAAAGTTTGTTAATGACGCATTCGGCGGTGGTACCGCCCCACGTTCTCAGACTGTCGGTGCAGACAGAAGCGCAGGTCATATCTGTTATCTGGGTGACATTCGGCATGTTGACCCGCCACCAGTAGCGCCACTCGTCTGCATAAAGCGAATCAATGCAAGTCGAGGTACAGCGAAAAACATCACTTTCAAACTGGGTGATCGTGGCATCCGGATAGCCCAGTGCCGCCAGTTGTGCCAGATAGAACGCCTTATTAATCCCACCTGTGATGTTAATTTTTGCATCCAGCCGCTGTTGCCGCTGGGCCAAGGTCTGTACGCCGGGCGGTGCGCATGAATCCGGCAGGCCGGTTAATTGTTCATAGCGACTAATGAGTTCGGTAGTAGTACGTGGATCAACCTCCAGCATCAGGCTATCGCCGCGCTGATGGGCGCGAGAGTAAGACGGTGCAAGCCCCAGCAGTAGGGGATCATCCCCCTCCCATGCCGGGCCACGCGGCAGCAGGTTGGTTAATAACTGGCTATAACTGTCGGTTAAGTCCACGTTAGATCTCCCACAACGGGCAGCTCAGTAGCGGCCAGCGGTATATCATCGGTCGGGCTGACCAGAACGTGTTTATATTCGCCAGTCGCAATACTGATAGCCTCACTGATACGCGAGTGATCCAGTGTTCCACCCGGCACCCCATCACGCAGAAACAAGGCGCGCAACTCAGCAATGACCGCATAGCGCACTTCGGGTGTATCTGGCGTGAGGCGAATATGGAACGGCACCACCTTGGCAACTGGCGGGAAGGTGTAGAGACTGGCTCCCGCCACTGGCGCTAGCGGTAAAAGGTGATCACGGACGGCGGTCACTACCGCATTATCTGGGATCGGGTTCTCTAAGTCGCTGTTGGCCACCATCACGCCAACAGTACCGGTCCCCATCCAGTGGCGATAAGTCCAGGCACGCGTGACGCCGGGCACCTCTTTAGCCCAGATAATGTAATCACCATCAGCGCCACCCTGTGGGGTGTAATACCAGCGCTCGATGATCCGTGCTCGCCACTCGTCCATTGGCTCCACATCAGTACCGCCCTCGATGCTGTCAGCGGCGGCAGATGATGGCAGGCCATTAATCGGTTGGATCAGCACCATACTGATACCATCATCGGTATTACCCAAAGTCCCAGCGACCGAACAAATCACCGGTACCCGCAGAACCCCCGCAACAGCGGTCGCCGCAGCCGTGGTGGTGTACTCCTGCAAATCATCACGTTGAATTACTCTGCCAGCAGGCACTTCAATACCGTTGGTGACGCCCTCCCAGCGCACAAAACCGGTCGCTGTTGCGGGTTCCTTGCGGGGGCAGCGCTTCATATTGCCGTGGCGCGCTAACCAATCCTCATCACACAGATCCGGTAATAGGTTGCGGGCCAGATAGTCGATATAGCCATAAACCGTATGCACCGCCGCCGCATGTACCCGGCTGTAAACCTCGGTGTCGGTACGGCGAAGAACGGCATCAGTTTGGAAGCGAGAATTAAGGTCACTGCGGATTTGGGTAATGAGCTGGGGAAGTGTCGGGCGGTTAAATCCGCTGTCAGCCATTGAGTGCACTCCATAAATCATCAAATGTGATTAGCTGAGAACTGCCATCATTGCGATACAGGGTTATCTCGGCGGTCAGTATCTCGGTACCGCGCCGCTGCACATTGATGGCTATTCGTGAAACTATGCCGTCGTCTTTTAGCCAGGCTAGCGCCTGTTCTAAGTAACCTCTGGCTAGTTCGACTGTGTTATTGGTCAGTGTGGTGCGTTGAAGCAAGTACAAACGCGATCCAATACGGTCATTTTGTATCGTGGGATAGCTGTCACCCCACCACCCCATCGGCTGTTCTGAATCATCATCTGGATCAGCACGACGCCAGGTGAACAGAGAAATAATCACTGCGCGAGTGAGATTATCAGTGGGCGTGGAGGCTGATTGTTGTTGACCATTCACCATCAGGATCATGAGTTACTCCATCTTCTGGTTAGGCTTGTCAGTATTCGGTTCGCCATGTGGGTGATCGTGCAAATTGAACTGGTCACGCATCGCCGCCATAGTGCCGGTTTTATCTTGAATATCAGCAGCCGACTCAATGTTGCCACTGGCTTTAATCTCACCTGTAGCTTCGATAAGCGGGGTGTTGAATAGCGCTTTTTCCTCGGCGTTAACAATAAACTGTTTGGTGTTCAGCTCTATTTTGTTGCCGCGCTTGAGAATAATGCTGTCGCCCTCATCGCTGTAAATGGCCACCTCCCCATCCTTTAACCCTTTAATCCGATAGCGACGATCAGCAACCACCAACACCACCCCATGCGAGCGGTCGCCATCGGGGAAAGCGGCGAACGCCTCCGCGCCAGTATGGGCGGCGCTGGTAAAGCCATAAGGTTCCAGATGTTCGATATTGTCTTTTAGCTCATCGGCAATCATCTGGATTTGTAGCATCTGGTTTTTACTGCTGGAGTCCAGGCGACGCACTACCGCCCGCACCAGCATATTGGATAGCCCGCGCTGTATCCCATCCAACAATCGACTCATTAGAATTCGTCCTCTTCGGCTTTTTTGCGGCGCTGTTTGTTTGGATTGGGTGGTTTTGGCAGATAGGCATCAGCGGGGCCGATCCGCAACTGGGTGATGGTTCCCTGCTCGTTTTTGCTGTAGGTCACCTCCGCGATTAACATTTCGCGGTTGTTAAAGCCCAGCACCGGATCGAACACCGTGACCAGCTGATTGGGCGACCACAAATCGCCGTTCCCCTGCCGCCAGCCCTGTACCGTATAGGTCACTTCATCGGTACGCGCTGCCCGCCGTAGCATCTCAAACTGGCTGCGCTCAATCACCGATCCCCCCGTGGCATTGCCGCTCTGCTTAATCACCATCGGTCGATAACGGCTGACGCCGCCGTCAACGGTTTTAGCCCGGATGGCATTGGTGGTGGCCGCGCCAAAGTCGTCGTCATTGCCCGATCGTTGCCCGGCAACCACGTATTCAGAAAAGCGGTCTTTGATGCTCTGCTCGGTGTCACAGGAAATGATATTTTCCCCCAGCACCAACGCGGTGACGGTGCGTGAGGCTCCCACCGGACCAATCACCAGTGCGCCAGCTGGATTGTCATAGGCCAGTACCTGCTGGATGCCCATCATCTTATCCAGCACATCCACCACAGTTTCACCGTAATCTACCTGCAGCCCCTGCATTGGCGTGTTTTCCACACCGGCATTGACCACCGAGACACCAAAGGGCGCGGCGAGTTGGGTCGCTATCTGCACAAAAGAGCGTCCAGTAAACTGAGTTATCAGGGCGGCACAGTCGATCAGGTCTTCGGTTTTACTGCGGCCGACAATACCCACCGATACTGAGCGGGCGTCATAGCGTACCGGTGTGGCATCGATATAACCGGTGACTACCAGATCCGTGCCGATCAGCACCGTGACCGCATCACCCTTTTTCACTCGCGGCTGCAGGTGTCCAGCCTCTTCGCTGCCGGGCCATTGGCGAGTGATTTCCACATTAAAATCACGGGCCAAACGTTCGATACCGGCCGAGATTGAGACCGACGTCCAGCCGACCCACTCACGACCATTCACCCGCAGCGTGACATCGTTATTCATCGAATGGGTACCTGTAGCGTTTTCACCGGCACGAAGCCGGGATGGGTGATTTGGTTGCGCCCGATAATGTCAGTTTCGCGCGCGGCAGAGTCATACCAGTCAGCCGCCAGCACCAGCGCGGGCAGCACTTCATCAGGGGTGCGGAAGGTGGTTTTTTCTATCTGCTCGAGCCGCATGCTGATATCGCGATTCACATCAGCGCGAACGGTATTAATCGCCAGGAATAAGGCATCATCGGTCACCCGTAGTAGCTCCTGATCAATGGCGGTATTGAGGGTGTCGCGGATCTCAGTTAATGACTCATAAGTCACTGGCGGGATAACGGCTACAGCATCGCTGAGAGACGTTACCGCCGGATGAGTGACAAGCGGCAGTTGTGCCAGCGGGGTTGCTGTTAATGGTGGGCGGGCCTGTGGTAAATCAGCCACGCTCTGTGCCGCCTCAGTCAGTGCGGTGGTACGGATAGCCTGAGCCACCACATTGCGCTGGGTGGTTTGGGTCTGAATGGTCTTGCTGTCCGTTTTCCATACCCCATGTGGAGCCAGATCACGACCGACCGTAAACCCGCTAAGCCCCTTAATTTTGTTAATAATGTCGTCGCTGTTACCCAGCAGACTATTACCCGAACGCCACATACGTTGCAGCCGGTTAACGAAATTCATGCCGGAACTGGGTGGCATCAACAGCACCGACAAGTCACCATCAAGCAAGCGACCCGCGTCAGAAATAGCCGAGTTCACGCCGTCAAAGGTTTTGATCGCGGTATTCATCATATCGCTGGCATCGCTGATCACGCCGTTCTGGATAAAGTCAGCCATCCCCTCCAGCCCGAAATCCTTACCGAATGCATCTGTCACACAGTCAGTCATGGCATCACAGGAGGAAACCAGCTTCTGGCCAGTGGCAACGCCGGAGGTGGGAAAAGAGAGTTCACCAGCTTCAACAAAGTTGAAACTGATGGTACACATGCGGCCATCAGCCGCGCTATGGCTAACCCTGATCTCACCGTCAATACAGACATTTAGCTCACCGTATTGCGGGTGAATCAGTTTCCCCGGTCCCGCCTGATCAATGGCGGCAATCAACTGATCACGCTGCGCTTGATAATCGTCACCAATCAGATAGGCAGAAATAGTATCGCGCCGCGTCACCCGCCCCAAATCCTCGGAATAAGGTTTATCGCGGTTGGGGTATTCGTGGGTTTGTGTCCGGCGTCCGAAAGTGGCCTCATCCTCCTGCGTTTTAAATGGCACACCACGAAACGAGGCCGGTAATAGCTTATCTTTCCAGCTCATACATTCTCCGGGCGAAAAAAAACCCACCGAAGTGGGTCAGAAAGAACTTTAATTTCTATCGGGATTTAAACCCCTTTAAACGTGAAGCCAATGGTATAAAGTTCTGGCTTCCCTTTATTTCGCCAGAAGTACATATCAACCCGATCCGTGGATGGCTTGAACCATTGAACCTCTTTTAGCTTATTCAACTGATTGTGGAATATCGCCACGTCCGCCCCTGTCAGATAGTTATAGGCATTTCCGGCAAATTTAATATTACTGCTACTTATTTTTGCTTGAGCATCATCCACATAAAACACAACATTCACTTTGCTTATACAGGCTGGGTTAATGACTTCAATATTAAAGTCAGGCTCCCAAGCAGCGTTGTCATCAGCAAAATCATCTTCAGGAGTACTGGCTTTTCTAAAATGATAGGTATGTTTAACGGCTCCCTGCTCTTTGCTAATGTTATTAGTTACCGGTGCCACCCCAATAGAATGGAGTAATCCCTGCTCTGTAACCGGTGAAGTGCAAGCTGCATAGGTAATATTCGCACTCAATAATGAAATGACTAACACAATGAGTCTCACGATCACTCCTTTATTTTGGATAGGCATACCGACTGTAACCAACATCATAACCCATCCCAAAACCAGGCTGATTACTTTGGGTGCTCACCACATTCATGCCCGGCGGGGCGTTTTCAAACTTAACCGTCATTTCGCCGTTAACTTTCTGCTGGCTTTGGCTAGATAGTAGGTAATTATTGGATTGCGGTGATAATCCCTGCGTAGCGGGTTGTCCGCTACTATCGTCACCGAAAACATAATCCCAACCATCGTTTGCCCACCCTTTCACTTTATTCATCGCATTAAGGATTGGCTCGATATAAACGCTGACTCGCTCCCACATATCTTTAAACCAGCCAACTATCGGCTCCCAATTCTCAATAATAATGCCTAGTGGGTGGTAGTTGAAAAATAGGTCTTTGACAAACTGCCAGCCTGTTGCGCTGCACTCTTTGATAAACTCCCAAGCAGTGCTGAACCAGCCAGTAATTGAATCCCACATATCCTTAAACCACGGCCCTAGAGTTCCCCAGTTAGCCAGTATTAACCCTGCGCCCATCGCTACAATACGAATAATCATACCAATGGGACTCATGCCGATAGTTTTACTTATCAGCCCAAGAGCAATATTCACACCCAGCATACTCAACTTCAGGACTACAAACCCAGCAGCAAGGCCAATAGCTCCACGGATAACCTCAGGGTTAGTAGCTGCAAAATCACTAAACCGCTCTGCTAAATCCCCCAGCCAGGTAACCACATGTTTAGCATCACCAGCAAATGCCCCGCCAATTGCGGCAAGCCCATTAACTGCGGTCCCCGTCATGGCCTCCCATAAGTTGGTGAGCGTACCCAGCTGGGCATCAACACGCTGCTGCAATGTCGCTTGCTTATTCATCCGCTGTAATACTTCGTCGTACCCAGTTTTACCTTTGGTAATAAGGGCATCTACCACTTGCAGCGTTTCTGCATCATCACCGAATATCTGTTTGATAATAGTGGTCTTTTGCTTTGTGGTAAGTGATTGTAATTTCTGGAGTTGATTAAACATATTATCCAGCCCCCCAAACTCACCCTTACCGTCGGTAAAATCGAGCTTAATTCCTTTTTTACCCAGTAACTTATTGGCGGCATTCATCTTCTTGCCATCAAAGCCTGCCTGAAACACCTTACGTAATGCGTTACCTGATGCTTCACCCTGCATCCCCATCTGATCCATCATGACTGAGATCGGGGCTAATGCTTTGGCGGCAGTGAGTCCATCCTTGTTGACCATCTTCAAGACAGAGCTAGTCTTACCGAAGAAAGCCAGCATGTTGGTGTCATCCACCCCCATATAAAAGGCTTTTTGGATGGTATCAAACAGCCCCATCATGTCATTAGATGCGGTTCCTGTAGCATCCTGCATTTTTGCTGCGAACTCTGCGGCGGCTTCAGGGGTTTTCTTCAGCTGTACAGCCAGATAAGCGGAGGCTTCGCCCACACCACTTAAAATATTAGTAGCGGGGATGCCTTGCCTGACCAACATCTGCATCATGTTTTGGAAATCAGCGGTAGTGCCAGGTAATTTATTACCCAATCCGACAGCTAGTTTATTAATCTTCTCGAATTCGATACCGACAGACCCACCAGCATCCATCATGGCAACTTTTAAGCCTGTTGCTGCATCCTCTTGTTTTGCAAAAGCAATACCAGCCCCCGCCAAACCAGCAACTAACCCTGCAGCTAATGGCATTGCGCCCGCTGAGCTTTTATCAAGGTTCCGACGAAATGAACGCATGTTCTTCTGAATCCGGCCTAAAGCCGGAGACAGTTTATCAACACCTGTTATGAGTGCTTTTAGCTGGAAACTATCCGCCATTATTTTTTATCTCCTGTTCTATGCGGATAGCCTGTTTCTCCAATAAATCGAGGGAAGAAAATGGCTGATCAAGCATTTCTATTGGATTAATGCCCCAGTATTTGGCGCAATTAAAATAGCGGGCAACAAGATCATCTGGCGTTAACTGCCGAGGAAAAAACGGGCCACCGCCCAGCCTGCAAGATTTAAATCGGCCGGAGACATTGAATCCACCGCGCTGGGTGGAATATTGCCAAGTCGAGTAATATATTTGCATACTGCAGCAGATAATAATTTCACTGACTCATCAGGATTAAGTTGATAGGGATATCCGATTTCACGAACATCCTTACCCGTAGGATCTCTCATCTCAATCTCTTTAATTTCTTCACCATGCGCGGTAATCGGTGCTGTTAATGTCAGTTTCATTGGTAAAAGCCCTCTTGTCCGTGGAATTCCATATCTACTGTGCCTTCTTCAGCATTATGGTTCGCTTCGCCATGTAGCCAGGCACTGGAAAGTACGTACACCTGACCGTTCGCCAGTTCGCTGGTGATGGTCATGGTATCTGCGGAAGTGATCTTGCTGATGGGGTAGTCTTTCGGGACTTTAAACGTCCCTTTGGTATAGGGTGCGCGGTGAGTCTCTTTGTAATCCACTGAACCATCCAGCCCGATCACATCGTCCTTCACCGCGGTATTCATTGGCACCTCAATGCCGCCAGTCAGAGATAATTGCTGACCATCAATTTTAAAAAAGCACGTGCCGCCAATTCGAGCCATTTAGGCCACCTCTTCGTTATATTGCAGACGGAACTGATTAAGCACCGCGAATACTCGCAGTTGGTTCACATAATCAGGTGGGAACAGCACATCAAGGCGGTTAGGGTTATCCGCGTTGCGCTCGACAATCAGGTACTGATTGAACAGCTCAAAGTTCTCCACAATGCCCGCGCGCTCCAGTTGGCGATAAACGGAGAGTATCTCCCCACGGATCACCTTCGGCGTGACAATCGCCTGACCTGCGCCGAAGCGGGTACCATCGTTCGCCAGCTTATGGCGCGGGTACTTGCTGGTGATAACTGACTTCAAACGGCGCAACACATAGGCGCTGGTATGTAACGTCTCACTATCAAGGAAACTGTTATCAGCATTGCCGTAGGTGTTTTTCTGATACGTGGTGATGTCACGCTGAATGCGTAATCCCCCCCCCTCGCTGTAAGCGGTGGCGATGCCATGGGTTAACAGTGATTGCTGCTCGGACAGAATGAAGCGCGTACCCACCGGAGCCGGAAGCGCATCATTTAACAGGCCGGTTTGCGTAGGTCGTGCCGGATCATTGCGAATAAACACCGAATTACGCGCGGTTCGTGCCGCAACCAGTTCATCCGTTGCCATCTGTACGCCGGTTTCATAGCCAGCAATGGTCAGATGTGGGTCGTTAAACGTGGCCCCAAAAGCCACCAGATCCGACAAATCACCCACTTTCGCGGTGTACACATGTCCATATAACTGCCGTGACCAGCTCCAGCGCCCAGTATCGTCATTCATCTCTTTGCCGATGGTGGCCAGTGATGCCGAGTCATTAAACGGAAAAGCGATAAAATCAAACAATTCATCGCCTAAGGTGGCTATGGTTGCAGACAGCGCCGGAGCACCGGCACCGCCAGCCATCGGAACAATTGCCACATTCACACCGGATGGATTTTGTTCACCGCCCACTGTGCCGCGATAATTCAGGCTGATAGGCAAGCCATTACCCGTTAAGCCGCTGTTTTTGGCCGTAAGGGTGACAACACCCGCAGCAGCAATTGCTGTCACCGGTAAATCAACCAGCGCATTTACCGCAGCGGCGATGCTGGTAGCGATAATCGCCGGAGTATCCAGCGCAGTAACCACGACTTGCACTCGAGTAGAGCCAAGATAAATAGAGAGAGCGCCGGAGGCTTGCGCGGTACCGGTGACAGTGAGTGTACCGGTTGCCGGATCACCCTCGACTTCAGGAACAGCAACCACCCACAATTCACCAAAGGGATCGACAGCCCGGTAAGCTGCCACCATGCGGGCTAACTGGCTACCCCGTCCGGCTACCTGCCCCGCTCTGTCTGCCGACGGCATAATAACGAGTGTGTTTTTTTCAATCGAACTGGTTGCCAGCGCGTGGGCGATAATGAGCGAAGGCCCGCTGTCCTGTGCCGTATTCGCCGCGCTATTATCCATTTCGGCAAAGAACAACGGCACCCGTAAATCATTAGGGATGTTGTTAAAGCTGATCATTGTTTTTTGGCCTTCTGCTCAGGTTGAACGAGGGGTGCCGGTGGTGCGGTTTCTTCAGGTTCTGCGGCCTTGACGGTCACTTCTCCTGACGCTATCCGACGGTGCCAGTAAATATTTTCATCGACGTTTCGGCCCTCTGCGGGCAAAAAGTCACCTCTAACCGGGTCAGGAACTGACCGGCCATCTTTGGGGATCACATGCATAAGGGGTTACTCGTCGTTAAGGGAGATGTTTAACTTGTGTTCAATGGTGCCATCAGGGGTCATAAAATCGACATCAACCATGATCCGCTCCAGCTCTGCAAGCTGCTGAAGGTCGTCCCATTGGCGGGTATCTTCTTCTGATATCTCAATTTTGGCGGAGAAGTCGTACTGGAAATAGAGGTGAGCACGGTTGGTGTCCAACAGATTACCGCCATCATACTGAATCGGGTCATAGCACGGTTCAGGTTGCCACCCCAATAGCGCTTTAAATAACTCAGCGCGTAAATCATGCACAGCATCAAATGCCGCTTTCTGGCCCCGCTGATCTGCACTGTTACTCACCACTACCACCACGGCAAACCCATCGGTAATTGTCTGCCAATAGTCAGTTTTTGACCGTTGTTCGCCAGCAGTGTCATTAGTCGGGATAATCCATGCACTGGGTAGTGCCATCTTGCCATTTTCGAGGAGCAACTCATATTCTGCTGCCCCAGACACTCGTCCATCAAATGACGGACAACGCAGGCGCAAGGCGGCAATAACGAGAGATAATTTCATTTAACCACCACTGATTTTTTTAGTGCATTGAACAGTACCTTCTCAGACCATGTGCGCCGATTGGCCAGCGCCTCTGTCATAAAATTTTTACGGGGTGCAATTTTCCAGTCACTGCCCCCTGAGGCACCTTTTCGGTGACTCTTGCCTCGCCTGGCCTTACGTTTCACACCGTAGAACAGGAAAGCGGGATAGAAGTCATCACCAGAAGGTAATCTGGTTGCTCGCCTGCCCCCTTTTTGGTTGGGCGCGATACGTACCATAAAGCCCGGACGTCCGCCTGATGGTGAGGGGACTTTATAGCCGATGGATTTTGATAGCCCGCCGGTGCGGGTACCAGGCGCTTCACCCGCCTTTGATATGGCATGGCGCGCTACCAGTCGCCGCGCCTCGTCTTGCACACCCCGCCCCACTTTTGCAAAGGCGTTTCTAACCCTTTTCTGGTTGAATTCCAGCTCTTTAGGTTTATCAAAATCGACGTGCAGATATAAACCGCTGGTAGAACTTTCCATTCCCATTAATGCCCCTCCCCAATAACTTCCACGGCTCCCAGCTCTTCAGCGGTGATAACTAGAAATCGGCTGGCTTCATTCAGGTTCGTAGTTCCCTTGACCCGATAAACCATTTTATTGATCACCACCTCATCATCCGTGGTGACACCCATTCGGTAGCGGATAACAATGCGGTGAGTAATGGCAACATCAATCTGCACCGAACCGATACGGACAGAATCACCAATGGCTGACAGCTTTGCCCAGGTATCGAACTTATTGTAATAAACGGTATCAACACCCATATGACCGTTGCCGGGCACATCTTCGCGGGTGCGGAACTGGGCGCGCTTATTCAGTTCACCGGGAGCCGGTGGCCGATAGGTAGCATTGATTTCAGTGAAGCGGCGTTGAGTCATAGCGGAATAAACCTGTATGGGCCAACAAGGAAGTAAAAACTCATTGGCACTTCGGATTGTTCATAGTCGCTGACCGATGAGCGGTTTTCATACCAATGGCTGACTAAATGCAGCATGGCCAGCTTGATATCCGCCTCCAGAACTAACCCATCAGGGTCTGCTTCGGGTACCGCGTCCGCATATAATTTACGGTTGGTGTAGCTGATGACCCGTTTTTCTGCTGCAGCGCCAATCAAGGTTAACAGGTCATTTTCATGGTCAAAATCAACATCCAGCCGACACTGAGCCTTAATTTCTGGCAGTGTTAACAGCATGAAAACCTCCATACCCGCAGCCTGATCCCAGATTGCGGGCATAAAAAAACCGCGAAAGCGGCATGTTTTAAGTTCGAGTGAAATTAACCACCCGCAGCAGGTTTACCCACCAATGCTTTAATCGCGGCGGTATCTTCCAGAATGCAGTCAAAACGATGGAAGGCGAGGAAGCCGGTCTGGTCAAACTCAGCATAACGCTCTACCAGGCGTTTTAGTGTCATGTAAGTAATACGACGAATAATGAAACGATCAAAGTCGCCACAGAAAATGAATTTCTTACCCGCATCAATACTGTCAATTGCCTGATCAATCACATATGGCACCTGCAATACGGTTGCTGGTGCTCCACCGATAATCTCCGGTAGCCATAGCGGACGGCCTTGCTGATCTTCCATTTCGGTAAGGATTTTCAAGGTTGAATCATTGAATGCCCAACGGAATTTCGGGCCATTACGATACGCGGGATCGATTGAATGTTTGAGAGTATTCATCTCTTTCCAGGTAAAGGCCTTCGCTGCTGCGGTTGTAGTGATACCTGTTACCGAAGTCACCAGCCCTTTGGGTTGTACCGGTGTCCCTGCGCCAGTCCCCTGAACCAGATATTTAGCTTCACCGCGCCCGATACGCTGAGCAATGCGGCCTGCCAGGAATGCTTCAATATTGACGCCACTATCCTGAAGTAGCTCATTAGAAATACGGATGATTTTAGACGATAGCTTTTTAGCACCAAGTGAGCCAGAACCGAACTCAACATCTTGTTCGCCGGTTTCAGTATTTTCACCCAGCAGTTCCCCTTCTTCTGTCGTACCGTCAGAGGTGGCCCATTCGATATCCTGCCCGTTGTCGGTATTCATGATCTGCGCGACGCTGGCAATACCACCATAGGCTTTCATGGCCTCGACAATAATGGCGCGGAACTGGGTTGGGACGGTGTAACCGCCTTTTTCATTGGGGGCAGTCCCTTGCGCACGTAACTCACGTAACGCACTACGTTCTTCAGCATTCAGTTCACTTTGCCCATGGCGAAGAAACTTGTTAAATGCCTGCTGGCGCTGCTCTTGTTGCTGGCCCTCTGGGGTGTCAGTCCGTTGGCGCTGTTCTTGTTCCTGTTCCTGAACAAACTTCTGATCTTGGCTGCGCAACTCTTCTTCACGCGAGATTTGATCATCCAGCGACTGAAGCTCTGTTTTTGCCTTGTTCCAGTTGGTGCGTTGTTCATCAGTCCAGGCGTTATCACCAATACTGTCATGCAAAGCGCGCATATCCGTTGAAATGGTATTACGCTTTTGCTTAATGTCGTGCAATTTCATAGGCATAAATTTATTTCCTTAGGCGTTAATCAAAGTCAGCAGGCGCTCACGCGCCATTTTGTGGTTAATGGCTTGTTGTAGCGCGCCGCTATCTCGCGCTTCCTGCCAGGCTTGCATGGATCGGACGCCTGAATCAGCATCCTGATAGGCTGCATAAGTGACGGGACTAACGTCATACAGCCGGGAAAACTTTGAAATCTCCCGAATAACAATCCCTTCTTCATCCTCGTACCAACGTTCTCCATCGCGAGCGACCGAGAAAGCAAATGAAGATTGGTTGATGTCACCACGCGACATTGGCGCGATCACCAGATCACGAATAGTTTGTGTGTCGGGTGCTAAAATGTTGTATTGCAGACCGCGTTCATCGACCGACACGGTGAGGGTGTTAGCACTGCTGCGGCCGAGAATAAAATTGGGGTCATGGTTAAACAGGCCGCGCACGTCATCCCCCAGCACATCATCAAATGCGCCTGGCTTAATGATTTCACGAAACCCCCACAGCGGTTCTGAGCGGGTATTGAACACCGAGCCGTAGCCAATAATGCGGGTTGGCTCATTCTCTCGCTGTTCTGCCCGTACCTCCCCGCTATAACAGCGTTTTTCTGTCTCACTCATTGCTCGATCCTTTATCGTTGGGGTCGATATCAGTATTTGAGGTGGTTAATTTGGCCGCATTGACGCTGACCAGCATTTCATCCAGGCCGTCTACCGGATTCATATCTTCAAAGGCGCGGGCTTCATTGCGCGACATCCAGCCATCAGTAATGGCGAAGTGGTAGAAATTGGCGCGTTCCTGCGGAGTGCCGCGCAATAAACCAGCCAGATTAAAGCGGACGTAGTAGCCTGCTGCCCGTTCAGCTCGTGTAAATAACCGGCGGTTTAATTCCTGCTCCCAGTTCACAATCCACGGCATGACGGTGTGGCGTACAAACTGAATCGACTGCTGGGTAATGTTGGAAAATGTGGCTTTTTCCAAGTCATTGATCATGTGGGCCGGTATATTGAAAATCCCCGCTATCTGGGAGCGGTTCAGCTTGAGCATGTCAATGATCTGGGCATCAACTGGCGAAACCGTCAGCGCCTTATAATCCAGCTCTGCGGGCAGCAACATGGTTTTGTTCTCTTCATTTCGCAGCGCGGCAGCGGCTTTACGCCACATATCTTTTAATCTTTCCCACGAGTCTTTATTTAACTCCCCCTTAACTGACACGATCCCTGCTGGACGGGCATTACCGTTGAAAAAGTTGCTGGTATATTTCTGACCACTCATGCCCATGCCGATAGTCTCTGCATGTTGCAGGATAGGACTTAGCCCCATTTTCTGATTATTGCCCAGTGCACGAATGTGGATCATGTCGTCAGGGCTGACAGCAAAAGGACCTTGCTCGTTATAAACGCCGTAGGTGTAGCGACCACCGGTATTTAACAGGGTGGTTTCCCACGGCATACAGGCTTCAAGGCTAACTATCTCGCCGCGCCGTGAGCGCACAACTTTGGTGTAACCATTCCCCCAGCCAAGCACATGGCGTTCCTTTAATTCCCGCCATTTGTAACTGGTTTGCCAGACGTTAGGTTCATCATGTACCAGATAAAAAACGGGGTGATCTCGCGCCACTTCAACCGTGTTTCCGGTTTTACGCATCACATGCAGCGGCATCTGCGCCAACGTGGAGGAAAGCACATAAATACAGGCATAAACCGCCCCCAGTTTCATGGCGGTTTCAGGGCTGACAAAAACGTCAGATTTAAAGAAACTGGCTTCTTCTGCTGATTCACCCGTTACAGGGGTGGCTGGATTCTCCAGCGGATTACTTCGGAACAAAGCATCAAGTAGCACGGTATTTTCTCCTTGCGACGAACAGTGCGAATATCAACATTCCACCACCCGCGCACTGTAATGCCGTCGCTGTGCCAAATTGCAGATAAAGCCCCGCCATGAGTAAACCGAAACCGGCTACCCCGATAATGTCGATAATCAGTGATTTCATAAGATAAGCAGTTCTTCGTCTGGATCGAGGTTGGAAAGGAAATCACCCGGCGTATTCAGCATTGCTCTGCCAACCGCCATGATTAGTGCAACAGCACCGTCTATTTTGTTCTCGGAAGCCTCTTTTATCGGCCTGACCACATCATCATTGCCCGGCAGATACTTACCCACTACGTTGCTGATGCACCATGTCATGATGGGGTTGCCATCATGGTGAAAGCGCCCAGACTCAACAGCGGCTTCCAGTTCCTTCATGGCGTCGCTCATATTTGTATAGTTCTGAACAATAGTGATCGGGCTTAACCCTTCTTCAGCCAGATGGTGGGAAAGGTTGGTTGCGCCATGTGGATCAATAGGCGATTCTTCGACTGGATTTAGACGGTTTACCTCTTTGGCAGCCTCAAGAATTTCGCGGTAATCTATTTCGGCACCAGGAGTAGCCTCAAGATGGCCGGTAATTACCCACTTTTGGAAACGTTCAGCAGTGCGCCGATCCTCAACATCAGCACTGAATACCGTGTCATACGGCACCCAGAACTTAGGGGCGATACAGTAATAATGTTGTTTTCCGTCAATAGTCCGGGTAAACAGGCGCGGCATGGAGTTCATATCCAGCTTGCGGGCCAGGTCAAAAGATAGATAACAGGATTGACCTTCAAACTGTTCCAGTGTCAGGGTGCTATCTTCACAAGCCCGCCAACTCACCATATTGAAGAATGCAGATCGGGCAGATACCCAGATGTTCAAATGTTTAGTTTTAAAGATGTTGGCTTGACGGGCATTATTCATTGCCCTTTGTTGCTGGCTCAGTAAGAAATCACTGTAAACAGATACCCCCATATTGGGGTTAGCTTTCTTCAGTGATGCTGGTAATGTCCAGTCGTCCCCCTCATCAACAGTATAAATAATTCCGAACAGCTCATCGTTTGGGACGGTACCGTTAAGCATTTCAATAACTTCTCGGCGCTTGTCGTAGCACGGCCCTTCAATGTTATAGCCCGCCGTGGTAATCGCCCACATGATGGGCTGTCTGCGTGACCCCATCCCCGTTAACATGGTGGTGTAGAGTGAGTCTGTTTCGTGTTCGTGATACTCGTCCACGATGGCGCAACTGGGTGATGATCCGTCACCGGGGTTACCGATAACCGGCTCAAACCGTGCACCATCTTCTGGCCGGTTCATGTTGGAAGCATTCACTTCAATGCCAAAGGCTTCACAGAGCAGCGGTGTACGCTTGCACATCAAGCGCGCTGGCCGGAACACTTCCCACGCTTGCTTCTCGGTTGTGGCACCGGAATAAACCTCAGCACCGAACTCGTCATCACATGAAAAGCAGAATAGCGCCACCCCAGCGGAAATAGCTGATTTGCCATTTTTGCGGGGGATCTCGGTATAGACCTCACGGAACCGGCGTAACTTACTGCCTTTATGCAGCCAGCCGAAAGCACAGCAGACGATAAAAAGTTGCCACGGTTCTAAGGTGATGGGCATTCGCTTAAAGGCCCACTCCCCCTTGGTGTGGGGAAGCAGTTGAATAAACTTTGCGGCTTTCTCAGCGCGGTCTTTATCGAATCTATATTTAAATTTACGGCCTTTTTCTGCTGCCAGATCATCAATGTGACGCTGACAGGCATCAATAACAAAACGGCAAGCAACGATCCGCCCCTGCACCACATGACGGGCGTACTGATTCGCCGCATTAACATTCGGATATGCTTTTCTAGTCATAGGTTTGTGAACGGATTCTTTGAGGTTTTCTTGCCTGCGCCAACTAAACGAGCGCGACTGCTAGGGTCTAAGCCCAACATACCGCCGAAAGAAGCCAACTGTTTCATGGCTTCATTCAATGCCGTTAGAGCAGGGTTCTTTACTGGCCCGCCGGTTGCACCAACCATCACAACGCCATGTTCGGCCACATGCTTTTGGGACTTTCGGGCCGTGGAGTAGGCCACGCAGAACATTTCAAGGTTATGCAGATCAGTGGCACAAAGCACTTGTTGAGCGCAAAGCTCTTTTGCTGCCATGATCCACATCGTTGAGGCGTATTCATCAAACCACTCTGGCGGCGATGCTCCCTTGATTGGCGTAAATGCGGGTTCGTCTTTATTCAGAGCACGTTTACCCGGATTGCCCGCCAATTCCTTCCGGGCAGTTGGCTTGGCTCGGCGTCCGGATCGGCCCGGCGCTCCAGCCATAATCCCTCCAGTTTTAATTTCATTTTACGCGGGTAAAAAAATCCAATGAGGCTGGCGGTACGGTAGGACAAGGGCTGCAGAGATTCGATCCCCCCTCCCATTGATGATATTGATTCTCATTTGATGTGATGATGCACCGTTTTGGTGCTCACATTGGTGATGTTGATAATCATTATCACTTGATTCGTTCGGTCGCAGTCTTCTTTCTATGGTGTGGCCAGCACAACAGTTCGAGGTTGGATGGGTCATCAGTACCACCGTGAGCCTTAGCCCTGATGTGATCGACCGTGGTACCCGACACCACCAGACCTTCACGCAAGCACTGCTGGCACAGCCCTTTGTCTCTGGCTTTTATCAGTGGCTTCAGCTTATCCCAATTGGCACCATAGCCACGCTCATGCCTGGTCTTACCCTGCTGGTGGTTCTCCCATCCGGTGTTCTGATGTTCAGGACAATAACCTGTGCTGTGGATCGTAGTGTTGCGGCACCCATGCTTACGGCAGGCGCGCGGTATTCTGGGTGGCATGAGGTTACTCCAAAAGAAAAACCACCGGCTTATAAGGCCAGTGGCTTGGGTTGTTCATTATTGCTCAATGAATGCCATCTACAATTCTATTGCTTTTCTATTAATATACTCATTTCTAGATATATACCACAGCAGACTATAAAAAAGTCGCCAAGAGATCAGGTATTTAAAATATTTTCTTAAACTGTCTTCGGTCTGATGAATCTAGAGTCCAAGAGATATCTCGAAGGTCTCCTATATCAAGTTCGAATATTTCTTCTTCAGTTTTTAATCTATCAATGGCGATCCTATATTCCTGTTGATGAGAGTATTTACTGTTTTTAAGAAATACTGACCTGAAATCAAACGTATCAAGTCTTATGGATACGTCATTCTCAGAATAATATTCTACCGGAGATGCTCTATATTCATTGATTGATCTAGAAGAAAGCATTGAGTCTAATTTTCTTTTTATTCTTCGTGTAAATTCAGGTGCATCATTAATAATAACCGCATGAGAACCAAGCAATTCGGCCCCATCTAATAAACCGTAATAACACTTAGTTTCAATTATATTAATATTCGAGGGTGCATTGCCCATTCTAATTCTAATTGGGGGTGTCAATGTCATACAAAACACGTTTATACAGTCTGTCCATCTGTGATTAAATACAACAGGCCCAACAAAATGTTTAGGATCAATAGGATCTCCCCCTGAAGACCAAATTGTTATCTCATGAGGCGAGATTATACTATGTGCTCCCTCATGCTTGTCAGATATGTTTCCTTTCTCTTTTTCCTCGAATCTTTTGAATATTCCTAATGGGTTCATATAAAGCTTACCATCAAGGAACATTTCTCTATGGTCTTCATTTTTGAATACCCGCGAAAGCATAGGGAAAAATTTATTCACTGTGTGCCTTACCAAATAACTAGATATAGATGGTGATCATTGTATTCCTCACACTAATTCTTAGCCAGTCGTTCATTATTCATATTGAATTTTTCCTCCCCGCATTCTGCCGCCACCCAATAACCTCATCCAACCGCCCCTTGCAGATCCGCAGCTCACGTTTCAGCGCCAACGCATACAGCCCACTATCGCCCCAAGTAGTACCGACGAACTCCGGCACTTCGCATGCAGTTAATGCTGATTCTGGCGGTAGCAATACAGGACAGGTTGCTGGTGGACGTGAAGCCGCCTTATTCGCGCAAGATGTTAATGCTAGCGTCAGGCATGCGCTGAATAGCACACTTATCATCTGACGACGCTGCCAGAAACCGCTTAAGCCGATCGTCACTTTCATTGCGTAGCTTCCTCTCGTTATCTAACTGGCGGGCTGTGGCGGCACGGTTGGCGGCGTCATTCACTTGGTATGCATCGATGATATTACCCAGCACAACATTAGTGGCCTGTTCAGCCACCAGCTCCGCTTCTGTTTTTTCGACCTGATTTGCGAGGCGGTAACTGTTAAAGAGCAGCGCTGACACAATCACCACCAGCGCAGCAATGACGATCCCCATGGTTTTATTCATCCAGCCCCCAACAGGTCAGTTCGCTTTCCTGTGCGCGGCGTTCTATCTGTCCGTAACAGTTATTGGAACGAATCCGGCAATCTTTACCGCCGTCATGTATCCAGCGTTTGATCTCAGCGCAAGCACCTTTGCGATCACCTGCATTGAGTTTTTTATAGAACGTGGCGGTGAAACATTTACTCGGGCCGATGTTATAGGGGCAAAATGACGCGATGCCGGCAATCTGTGGTTCCGTCAGCGGTACCCGGACATTTTTCTTCACCCAGCTAATAGCTTTGTCAGCCTCTAGCTGATTCACCGCAGCACACTTCTCTGCTGACAGCTTCATCCCTTTCACTACCGGCTTACCATCAACTTGAGTCGCACCACGGCAAATAGTCCAAATCCCTTTTCCATCTGGATAAGCTACAAGCCGATTGCCCTCTTTCTCATCTAAAAGCTGATCAAGAATTATGGTGGCTGGTGCTGCGACCATTACCAGAGCCAGAACTGCCGCGCTTAATTTGCTTTTTGTCGAGGCCATCACTCACCATCCGGTTTATAGCCGTGGCGACGATCCCAAATCTTGACGCCAGCATTAAGCATGAATGTCAGGGCCATAAAGAATAACGAACCAAGCACACCAATCACCGTCCACTCATCAGGTGTGAAGCCAGCAATCAGCTCTTTAGCCCAAAAAATAAAACTACCACCTGACACTAGGTAGGAAGCATTAGAAGCGATATTGCTCATTTTCATGGTCTCCCCCTCCCGGTCAGCGGGTTGGGCGCGTAGTTAAGGAATTTAGCCCACCAGTGCAGCCACTCATGCGGAGTAATGTGTGTGGAGTTGATTGGGTGACTGGTGGGCTAAAACGAGAAAGGCCACGCAATAGCGCAGCCTCACAATTATTTACCTGTTGTTTTATCCACCGCAGACGATGGTGGTATCTTGATTAGCGACGCCGGTTAGATGATGCCAGCAATACTGCGCCGTTTTTGATGGCCGCTGCCAGAGCTTCCGCAAGAATTTCATGCGGAATACCCGGCAAACGTGCAGCCCAAAAGGCCCGAGTTCTCACCCAATCCATATCTCCGGCTAGTTGAGAAGTGATGGCTTGGCGAAGTTCTTTGATTAAGGCCGCTTTTTCTTCTTCTTTTTTGTATAAGGATGCGTCCATATTTATGTCCAATATCGATAAGTTTAATGAGTTCGCTGGTCGGGTATTGGGAATACTCTATGAGGAGTTTCCCATTCCGACCAACATCAATGTAGGTGATATCCTTGGTGATCCGGATTTATACAACACCACAGGTATTCCGCCCGAAATGGCGGATGACGCTGATATAGCCGGATACACCGTTACCTGGTTACACCAATCTGGTTACCTTGATATGCTTAATCGAGATATAAGCCTAAATGAATTTTATAACGTGGTTCTAACAGCAAAGGGGTTGGAAGTACTCAAAGCAATACCTGATAGCTTAGCCCCTCGCTCATCCCCGCTTGGAACACAAATCGTAGATGCGGTTAAATCAGGTGCAAAAGAAACGGTGAGCTCCTTGGTTAACCAAGCACTATCAACTGGCATAAAGTTAGCTGCAAGCTCAGTTGGCATTGATATCTGACGCAAAAAAACCTAAACAATTAAGCCCAGATACTAGTCAGGGCTTGTCATTTTGAAGCCGGTTACGGTTCCGGCGTCAGCACCTACCAATGTGCTGACCGCATACCTTTGAAATGCAAAAGCCCCAGCGATTAAGCCAGGGCTAGATTCACTAAATTGGATTTATTCACATTCAAAACTAACTTGTAGTACCGGTGGTTCCTTGAATCGGCAGTCAGGACACCATGATTGCACTATATAACGTCCATCCCCCATATCTCTCATACCGAAATCATCGTAACGATAGAAAACATGGTGACCAACTCTTTCTGAGCAAGACGGGCAACTCTTATAGACTTTCCCTTCTTCTTCAGCAATCAACGAGTCACTTAACGAAGCATCACATCCAGAACACTTTGCCATGCAGCTACTCCTATAAATAATGGAATAGATTGATTAACACGGCTAAAGCGTTATGAATGGCATCAAGATCAAAAAACACGCAAAAAGTGCATTATCACATGGTAAGTCACTGCCAAATCGACCACCCTTATCACATTACTATGCTTTTTGCGTACGCGTTAATGAATTCTATTAAAGAATGATATATCTTAAATAAGTAGGGTGTTAAGCAAAGCCCCTGAAGAAAAATAATTCCACATTAAATAATTTACATATGTGATTATATATTTACATAGGATCTGGCTATGAATTTTTCGGAAAAAAAACAAAAAGAATTTTCAAAAAGTGCTGTTGTTACTCTGTTTGAAACAAATCACGACAAAGCAGTTTTGTTCTTTGATGAATTAAAGGACAACAAGAACTTCATAGTGGATGCAGATTATAAAATTAATGATGAAAGTCATATTCGCATAAGGGATATTTCTTATGTTGGAGCTGCAGTTTTCGCTCACATAACATTTTATAATCCAAAAGCTAAAGTGTCTGTAACACCAAAAGCTGAAGATAAAGCAAAAGATCTTTTTGATATTGATAACTTTGATAACTGCCATTTGTTTTTGTGCGTGAGTGGAAATTACATACGTGCAATCTTCCAATTATCAGTAACTTGGCCTATAACAAGGCTTGATAGATTTTTCAAAACATTAAAGATGTCTCCTAAAATTACGCATGTTATTGACAAAACGGTAATTAAGAAAATTAAAGATGAGGGTTTCAAAGAACTACATCTTCAAACCACTGTACATGCAACCGATTTACCTATAGTAAATACACCTTTGCGTTCACTTATAGCGAAAGAACCTAAAGTTGGTGAAGAGGGTTTATCTGGCGAATTAGTGCTTAAAAGTAAGGCAAACCCAAGACTTGCAGCTGAAATAGAAAAAAACCCTGGGGATATTGCAAAAGATTTATCTGAAGATTTTTATATCATTACGAAGGGCGGTTCTAAAATCAAAGGCGATGATGTAAAAGTTAATAAAGTCTACTTCACTCGTCCTTATGGAACGCGAACCGTTAAACCAGAATATGCATTCGAAATATTAACACATTTCAGCCAAAATGTTGTATAGTGCCCGATCACCTATATAATTACTGTGGTGGAGAGTATACATGAACCGCATCGACACGAAGGGTTTCCTAGTAGTCTTTGTATTTACAATTCTATCTCTCCTTTTTTCGTTTTTTTTCCAAGAAAAAATCAGATTTAATAAAGATCTTCTGAACCTTGTAGCTAATGTTTTTTCTATACTCACTGGTTTCCTTCTTTTAGTTCTGTCTATGTCTAGTGAAGCGGCTTCAATACTTGAGGGGCTATCTAAAACTGAACGAATGAACCAAAAGAAAAGATTTAACATAAGGTTTGCAAGATACTGTTCATTATTCTTTTTGTATTTTTCCGTCTTAGTGTTGATCTTTATCTACTATGCTATTCTGCCACCAGAAAAAGCTGCACTCAGTGACGCAAAACATCCAATATCCAATACCATTCTTACAAGCATGACGATTTTAGAATACTTAATATGCTTCCTTACTTCATTTTCATTTCTACTTTCAACACTTATCCCTTTGAAAATAAGAGAAATTTATGAGGAAAAAATGCTTTTGAATAGTAATGATAAGAATGGTAAATAACCCCTCAGATATTTTCTGAGGGGCATCATTTAGTCAAATTCTAATTTAATATCTAACATTGATAAACATCCGTATACAAACCCCTCAGCTAACTGCATTTCTTTTCTTATAGTTCCATCCGAACACCTACGCTTACGTGCAATCGACCTGAGTGATACGTTGTACAGATAGTGCAAAACTAGCAACTCATACTCATCTGGCTTGAATTTATTAAGCCTTGCAACACAGCTATCGATGATAATGCCATCATCGTCACAGCATGAAAGCCTGCTCGGTGACTTGGATGGCAATAATCCTTTGAAACCCGCAGCAATATGAGAGTAATCTACCCCGCTGTTATCACTGGCAGCCCAGCCGCCCCAGCGCTCTAATACTATGGAAATATCTCTCATGCTGATTCTCCTGTGTAATCGGTCCGCACACCGTTTACTAAATTCATATTCACTCCACACCAAAGTATCAATATTACATTATCTTCATTGAAGACAAATTACTTACTGTCATATAGACCAAGAAGCCCTTACCATAATCGCTTATTTTGTAAAGCCCGCTATCATCAATAATCAATCCTTGAGTTAATAAAAAACCAATCCAACCATCAAAATTTGATACTGCCTTCATTTCCGGAATTTTTTCAACATAAGCTTCATAATAAGATTTCGCTGCACCGTGATAAATACCCGTGTATGTATATTGGCGATTTAAATAGTCCAGAAAGGCAATCTGGCTACCATAAATGAATATATAAATCCAAGAGTATGAGGATTTCATATTCTCAACAGCTACTAGATTTGTTAGGGATTTTATTTTCTCAGCATCACTCATCCCATCAACTAACTTAGTGGCAATCTCTTCTCTATTTGCAACAACACCAAAATTATCATAAGTAATTATATATTTGGAATTATGAATTCCTTTATCGTCCGGTTTTACAATACCTTCCGAACCTAGAATAGGGGGGCCATTTTCTAATGACTGAATATCAGTATTGAAATCAGCTTCCCCCCCCATAAATTTCGCTTTTTTTATTTTTTGAATTAATAGTGAAAATGATACTCTACTATGCCATAGCAAAAGAAGAGTCACTAAAGGCCAAGCAACAGCTTTCATTAGTTCAACAATAAACGTTAGTATATCTTTCATATATATTCTCCTAATATGATAAGTTTACATTGTATATCAAAGAATTGCCCCAATACCTATAGACCGGTCCATAAAATGAAACCACAACTCAATTTGGCTTCCATGCTCTGCTTCCCACGTATGCATATCAGCATGCAATGCGTCATGACAGACACGGCATAGAGGAATGGTGAATAGGTCGTGGGCCTTGGTACCCATGCCACCCTGACCGTAACCGATAATGTGATGAGGGTCGTCAGCAGAACTACCACACCCACAGCATTGCTGGGATTTAACCCATTTGAGCCACTTCTTGTTCTCCCAGCGCTGCCGCTTTGGAATACGCATAAAACTGACTGGTGGTTCATCATCAATTTTCAGCGCCAGCACCCTCTTAACCTGCTCTACCTTGGTTTCAATGACTTGTGTCGGACTAGGTGCCCAGGTGATATCACTCTCTTTAGTCGGGCCGGACTTAACCACCTCCGGCAGCATCCGCAGGCTGGCCCGAGCAATTGAATCCGGTAATAAGTCATAAACTTCATTCATCACAGCCCAGTAGCACAATTCCGGCATAGTGAGCTGGTGGCCTTCCGGAAGCCGAAAATAGCCGCACATTACCGATATCAGCCAGGTAATCAGATTGCTGGTGGCCAGTTGATTTAAACGGAGATGGGTTTGCTCTCTCAGCTTATTATCGTGATGCCAGCACAAACGAATGGCGCACTGGCCATAACGTAATGTTGTGAGATGTTGAACGTGGGAATCATCCGGATCATGCCATTGACAGCCTTTCAGCCGTTCAACCCAAGACTCCAGCACTCGAGGCCCACCAGCACATTAAGCACCCTTTCATGCTCAAAGAATGACAACAGGCGCGGATCATTAGCTAAAAGCTGCTCAGTAACCGGCAATAGGCCAGCGGGCAGAGATTTAAACTCCTCTGGCTCTGTGGCCACCAGCAAGCGGCCTGACATATACGGCAATAAATCTGCACCTGGCTTCAATATCACCACGCCCAGCTCACGCTGAATAAACGGGGTTAATAGCGCCCTCATGCTGCTTTAGCCGTCATCATTAATTTAATGAGTTCAGCCACTTTCGATTCATAAAAATGTGGTTGCGTCTCACGTGGATTACCCGGACTGATGATATTATTGCCATAAAGCAGCCCTTTTGATGTCACTGACCAAAAGTATTTAATCCCTCCTTTGGCCTTGGGTGATGTGCTCGGACGGGATCGGCGTTCAACAATACCCAGTTCGGCCAGGCGACCAAATGCCACTGTTGCCCTAATGGGAATTGACCGAGATTTGAGTACCGTACTCAGTGCCATGGTTGGACGGCTTGAGCCATCAACAGCATCAGTAGGGGCATCAATGGCATATTGTGGGGCCAGATTGGGTAATCCGATTGCCTGCTGTAGCTTTTGGCAGGCACCAAGAACAGAGGAATTAGAAAGATTGAGTTCTTTACGCATAAACTCTAACAAAATGACACCGGCCTGCATTTTATCTGCTGACGGGTTTACAGCAGTGGTCGGCTGGCTGACTACGTGATCGAACGTTCGGATGACTTTCAGACTAAATGATGCACTGATCCACATGGCATATGAGTACACCAACTCTTTACAAACGTAAGTCCCTTGTTGGTTACCGCCCCGTATAACGCTAACCGGTTGATTTTGTTCCAGAGGTGGAATACCCCCCTCGGTCAATTCTCGTACAAGCTCTTGGGTTTGTTGAATGGCATACCAATATTTGGGTTTATGACGCTCTTCGCTGCCAGCAGCACGATGTAAGTCATTCAGGCAGTAACGACCAGAATTATCGAGACGAACGGAAACACCCTCAATTACGAGTAACTGATTCATAATTCACTCCACACATTAGCTTTAACCAGCCTCTCCAATCCAATGTCCGCACAACTGGAGAGGTGAATAACTGTACAAACACTGTACATCAATACAATATCAACGAGGAACATTTTTATTCACCTCACTGATAACTATCTCTATCTTCCCTCCCTTGATGATTGGACCCCATTCAAGCGCCATCTTTTTTACCTGGCTATCATCACCCCAAACACCCGCATGAGTCAGGGCATCCAAGGGCGCTTTCAGGAAATTATCCAGATCCCGCCGAACCAGATTGGGAGGGTAGAAAACGATAGCGACGGCAACCGGATCAGTGATTGCTTTCGGCACCCGCCGCAACTGCTCCAGAATGCAGGCCAAAGCCTCAGACCGAAACTGACGCCCTTTAACGCTGATAAGATGGCGACCAGCTAACGGCCCCTTACTCGGGGCGCGCCAGTAGCTATTTACCGATGGTGGGAATGGCAGGATTAGTTTCAAGCGGTTACCCCACTTTCCGGTACCGGAATAATTTCAGGAATATTTTGCAGCTGACTTTGTGGTGCAGCCAGAATAGTGGCAGGGGTTAATTCCAGACTATTGATGCACTCATTACCCCAACTATCCCAGCCCTCGGCCTGTGTTCTGGCAAACAGCTCAATGCGGGGAACATCACCCAGCAACTGAACCAGCAGATCACGGAAAATATCAGGTTTGGCGCTGTGCTCACCACGCGGGGCCGTCTGGTGCTGGCAGATAGCGGCATTCAGGCGTTCAGGTAACCGGCCCTTCACGGCAAACAACACATCCTCGCTATTGGCGCGGGTCATGTGGCCCATGCCGATCGCACTGTTCCCTTTTAATTTGTTGGTCTTGTGCCAGGTAAAGCCCTTCATAGTCATCAGCCTGAATCCCCAAGCCTCAACAACTTTTAACGCCTCCAGTGGTTGAGTCGGTACCCACCACATAGCCAACAAACAACTATCACCCGCCAGCTCCCAAATCGGCAGGCGGCAAATATCAGCAAGGATCATAGTCTCGTACTTGAAATCGACACCACGCTTACCGCTATTCGCTTTGTCACGATAGGTCCACGGTGGATCGGCATAAATGATTTGATAGGTCATGCTGCTTTCTCCCCGCTCAAGCGCTGGCTGCATTCTTTCCAGATGGCATTCCATTTAATTACGCCAAAATCCCCTTTAGCCCCACGGACGCCAGCATTACTGGCTTTTTTGATAACCAGAGTTTCGAGATTGCTAGGATTACGGACAGGCAGACCACTACCAATAAAACGCTTGTAGGCTTTATCACGCTCAGTCGTATCACCGGTCAGTAACTCGCCGTTGGCTTTCACCCACTTACCGTCTTTGCGTGTTGGACGCCCTGCCCCATGCCAACGGTTAGCCCCTTCGAGATAGCCAGGGAATTTGGTTGGTTGGAAAAGTGTTGTCGGGCGCAGGTATTCAGCCATATCCAGATCGGTGGCCCACTTAGCGTGGAGGTAATCAACCGTGAGTTTCAGCTCTGCAACAGTGAACTGCTCTTTCAGCCGGGCGCGGATGTTCTCCAGCGATGATTTGCTGGTCTGGTACCGAGAGCCGGTGGTCAAGTTCAAGTGTTTTAGAACTTCCTTGGCCTGATCAGTAATTTCGACTTCAGGGTCGGTCGCCATTGGCGGCTGACAAGTAGGTTTTATACTTGATGGATCTGGTGTTGATTTTACTGACGGATCGCCCCCAGATTCTGGCGGGTCAAAAGTGCCATTTCTGCCAGATTCTGACCCGTCGAATTTTGAGCCATCAGATTTTGACCCGTCAGGTTTTGAGGTGTCAGATTCTGACGCATGAGCAGCCGCCTTAAGTTTGACGACATTCAGCTGATAAACATTACTGGCATTGCGATTACCGGCGCGGCGGGCTTTCTTGCTTAACCAGCCATCAGTTTCCAGTTCAGCCAGCGCAGTACGAACGGTGCTCTCACCTGCCCCTATCTGCCGGGCAATCGTCGTTACGGACGGCCAGCACACACCCTCATCATTAGAGAAATCAGCAAGACGGGCCATAATCGCCACCTTTGATATCTTCATACCAGCAGCCGCACAGCCGTCCCATACATAACTGGATAGCTTTACGCTCATACAACCGCCTTATATTCTTTCCTGAAACGCCGGATGGGTATTGAACAGTCATGCTCATAGTCATCACGACGAAAAATGACTTGCCCCGTTGCGTTGTCGTAGCCAATAACGTGAACACGAACGCCGCGCTTATCGTTGTAATAACGATCGAGTAATTGGATTGGGTTGGTAGTAGTTGAGCCGGGATTTGTCATACGCGCCCCCACTTACGGCAGACCACACCCACAATTCCATGCGCCCTGCTGTGGTTGCACGGTTTCCACTGGCCCCTTATCATTCGTTCATACCGGAACGGGCTGACACAAACGCAACGCAGTTGCGGAATAGAACGTTTAGCCGCTACAATGTTCATGCGTTAATTACTCCACACGTTTAGTTAATGCACCCGACGCCTCAGTGCCGCACACTGGGGCGTCACCCCATAACATCACCGATATCGCGATAATCTCTGCAATAATTGACTGCGCTTTATACCCCTTAGCTTTCAGCCGTTTAGTCTCATCACGATCTAAAACGCCATCAGCCGTAAACTCATTGTGCGCACGACCAAAATCACCCAAAGCCACCAGCAGATCGTTAAATTTGATAAGCAGCTCATCATTGCCAATGTCATTCACTTCCGGCAGTTTCACGAACACACCACCAGCACGCTTACACATCGCCTCTGTGATATCGGAACGGCCAGAGATTGATTCCATCTCTATCGCCATGCCCAACGGTACGACCTGCCCCGCCAACTGGCGAACGCGGTTACGCAATGCATTCTCGGTACCGGATAGTGGGCATAACTGTTTAGCCATCGCGTCATACTTGCCCGGCGTCTGAGTTATCAGTTGGTGTATTGCGTCGCTAATATCCGGCTGAGTTGGAAAGTCTTTGTTATCCACAATGTTTCTCTCTCTTTGGTGGTTTAACTTAAGCGGCGGGTGCCGTAGGCTTCTGGTAGTCGGATGGGTCATACTTCAATTTCCCCTCCGTAATCTTTTCAGCTTTTAAAGCCTGCTTTTCTGGAATGATGTGACCCCATTGGCAAACAGCGCTATGCGAAACACCAAGAGCTATAGCGGTTTTCGATGTGCCCTTGAAGAATTCAAGAACGTCAGTTTTATGCATAGTTACCTCCATAAAAGTAAGCATACTTACATCGTATATTCACAGACTACTTACGTCAACTGAATGTAAGATTACTTACGTCTTTTATATGTGGTGGATGCTATGAATACAGTTGGCGGAAGAATCAAATTCAGGCGGCGGCAGTTGAAGCTGACCCAAAAAGATATCGCTGAATATGTAGGCATTTCTGCGTCTGCCGTAACTCAATGGGAAAGTGATGCTACCGGCCTATCTAGCGATAGCCTGCTGAAACTCGCTTCATTGCTTGAATGTTCACCAGAGTGGCTTTTATCTGGAAAGGGAGAATTAGAACCTTCGATAAAGGCCATGGCCAGTAAATCAAAAGTTGTCCCCGTTATTTCATGGGTACAGGCCGGTGCCTGGACTGAAGCACTTAGCTCGACTGGTGCTAGATCTGAATGGGTTGAAACTACAGCAAAAATTTCTGATTTTGCATTTGCCTTAAGAGTTAAAGGCGATTCAATGACAGCATCAGGCTCACTAAGCATCCCTGAAGGGGCTATTGTGATAGTCGATCCAGAATACGGATTTATTGAAGATGTTAATGAAAAAATCGTTATAGCTCAGACGAATGGAAATCATGAAGCGACAATTAAGAAATTTGTAATTGATGGCCCTAATAAATATTTAATGCCGTTAAACCCTCAATTCAAGCCTATTGAAGTAGATGACACCTGTAAACTGATTGGTGTAGTAAAGCAGATAATCATCGACCTGCCATAATCACTTATATCTTCTTAAAGAGGCCCGCTATGCGCGGGCTTTTTTATGCCTCAGCCTTAAAAGTAAGTTAACTTAACTTTTATTCTTGACTTTAAATGTAAGTTTACTAATACTGAATCCATCAACAGCGAGCAAGACAACCGGAGGGAGTGATGAGCATTAATAACGTAGATAGCAAAGGTAATGCGAAGGTCTTCTGCTCTTTCTGCGAAAAGCCTAGTGAAGAACTCACTTTTCTGGTGGCGAGTAAGTTCGCGGCTATATGCTCTGATTGCATAGCCTTATCTGTGAAAATAATTGCTGATAAGGCGAATAAGAACACCGCCGCAAAGTCCGAAATTGTTAATCTTGGTGATCGGGAAATTTTACCGGGACTGCTAACGGTTCGATTTGAGAATGCGCCTCGTTCAGGAGCTTCTCAATAAGATTAGCAAGTGCCATCGCGTGATCGTCTTTAGTTCCACGCAGTGATTCGACAACACTTTCGGGTTTATGGTCACTGGGAATTTTTGCAGCCAATAGGCAAACGGCAAGTTTTAAAGCCCTAAGCTCAGCACCCAAACCTTTGCCGGAAATATCAGTACTGAAGTCTAGTTTTAGTTCGTTCATGTTGCAGTCCTTCTTGGTTGATTAAGTACCACCAAGATACCACGCGCCGGGCGTGGTTAAAAATCCCGGCACTAATCAACAGCGAACAGGCAGGACGCCCACGTAGTAGCTGCCGGTGGCATACGAAACACCGGATGATTCGCTTAGTAGGGTTAACAGTGTGGAGTAATAAGCATGAGTGCAGAGCGCGAACCGTACATTTACGCAGGTGACTTAAATGCCGAGGAACTCTTAGCTTGGTTAGAGCATCGGTTCAATGTGGTTAAAGCTTTTGTCCGTAAAAAGGCTGCTATGGAAAGTGATTTAGTATCAGCAGCCTTTTTAGGTAGAGATGTTATTAGTTGTCTTGATAAAGGCGGCTTGTATGGTGTGCGTACTTCTCAGGAGTCCACTCTTCCAACAGAGATTTGTCTGGCGCAAAAGCAAATTTCTGAATTTCGAGAATTTTTAAATAATTTTGGGATTCAGTTGAAAGGTTTTCAGGATGAAGATCTTCCAGCAAAACAAGTAAACAGTCCTCATAACTGAGATCTCTGATTGTTTGCGGTAACCATTTTGTTTTTAAGAAGATTTTATAATGTAGGGCAGCTGCACCAGAAAGGCTTACAGATGGAACTGAATACTTATCGCGATGCTCTTGCAGTATTAACTCAAGAATGAGGATCAAATAGGCGTTTGCTCTGGCATTGCGAACTTCAATTTTATCTCGGTAGGCTTCATGGGAAAAAGATGTATCGGAGACATTTAGCTTCTTGCATACATCAGTAGAAATTTCATGCCACAGAATTGAATAGCTGCTCATATCACGTCCTTTCTTGGTTGTGTGAGAACTCCCAAGATACCACCGCCGCCTGAGGTGGAGAAGTAACCAGGCACAGATTTAATCCATTGCTGTGCTGTGTCTTTAGCGGCTGCGCCTGCCAACACCAGATTAGGCCAGCCGCCCTTTTCACACAGAGAAGTGCTCCGGGCGGGTTATCCCTTTAAACCCGTACAGTATAAAGCCCCCGGATCGGAGTGCTTCTCTGTGTGTGGAGTAAACAACGCAGTGCAAACTGCATTACTGAGGATCACCCCAATGAGTGAAGAAAGAAAAACCGTGGTACCGGAATTTCTTGGTGAACTGGATGCCGGTATTTTCGAAAATAAAATATCTGCTGCTTTAAATGCTGCCGCGCTAGGCGTTCTGAATAATGGCGGTAAAGGAGAGGTAACTATTAAGTTTGATTTATCTCGCATGAGTAATTCAAAAGACGAAAAGCGCGTCATGATCTCCCATAAGCTTAAATTCACCACCCCAACACCACGCGGTAAATCATCCGAAGAAGATACAACCGAAACGCCTATGTATGTTGGCAAAGGCGGTAAGCTGGCAATTATGCAGGAAGATCAGGGCCAGTTATTCACAATTAAGGGCGAGACTGACGGAAAACTAAAGACCGTTAATTAATTTATTCGCCATCACCAAATTATATTTATTAAGGACTTTATATGTCTCAACAATTAGATTCATCAGCCATCACACAAATTCGCGATATGGCTTTGACTACTTTGCTTGAAGAGAAATTATCATCTACCGATTGCGATACCATTGCATTACCTGCCGGTGTAGCAGTTAAAAGTCTTGAGCAATTTAATCTGGAGCGCTACCGCTTCCGTGGTGTTATGGAAACCAGCAGTATTAATGAATACGTGAAATATTCATCTGGCTATGCGGGTGACGGTGTTCGCTGTTTCATTGATGCAGATGAAATGCGCGCACAAACCATTTTTAATATTGGCACGTTGACTAATCCCGGTCATGCCGATAACACTGCCAGTCTGTCACTCAAAAAAACAGCGCCATTCCGTGAACTGCTTAATATTGATGGCCGCAAACAGACGCAAAAAGAACTTGCTGAATGGCTGGAAGATTACCGTGAGTTCTTGCTGGCCTTTGATGTTGATGGTGTAGTGCTGGATATAAAGAAAGCCGTTGGTGCCGTTCGCCGTATTACCATTGAACAAACCAGTTCGGCCGATCATGAAGACCAGGACTTCAGCGCGAAACGATCTGTAATGGAAAGTGTGGAAGCCAAAAGCAAAGATGTCATGCCAGCGGCATTTGAATTTAAATGTATTCCTTATGAGGGATTAGGTGAACGTCGATTTAAATTGCGCTATAGCATTCTCACCGGCGGCAATGTTCCCGTTTTAGTATTGCGCATTGTTCAACTGGAAGCGGAAGAAGAAAAGATTGCCGTAGAATTTCTTGAATTGCTTACCGCTAAATTTAAAGACGTCGAAGTTGAAACCTTTATTGGTAAATTTAAAGCGTAATTAATTAAACCTTAATTAAATAGTATCACTTCAAATATCCCAGCAATGGGGTATTTGGCGGGGTATTACCTAAAAACCGTGTGGAGTATATTTATGTCTTATATCACAACTTATTCAGGGCTAGACTTTGATTATTTAAAACCAGTCGTTAGCAGTATTTGTATTGAAGATATCGCTCAGGCGTTATCACATGAATGTCGTTTTGCCGGTCACCTGCCGAATTTTTATAGTGTGGCCCAGCATTGCTTGTTAATAAGCACGATAGTGCCAGAAGAATTTGCCCTTGAAGCCTTACTGCATGATGCAACCGAGGCATATTGCAAAGATATCCCCTCACCTCTTAAACGCCTACTGCCTGATTACCAGGTTATTGAGCAGCAGGTCGATACCGTCATTCGTGAAACCTTTGGGTTGCCTGCCGAAATGTCCGCGGTCGTCCACTACTGCGATCTGGTGATGCTGGCCACCGAACGCCAGGAACTGGACATTGATGATGGTAAAGAGTGGCCGATGTTGGCCTGTATTCCATTGGCAGAAATGGCAATAGTGCCAATGTCATCACGGGATGCGCGGATCGCTTTCTTGGCTCGCTTCAATGAGCTAACCGAGGCCATAGCATCATGATGTACGGCCTGTTTTTACTCGTCTGCTACACATTCCAGCCGTGCCAATACGAGCCGCAAGGCTACGTCTATCCGGATGATAAGAACTGTATAGCCGACATCCAGCAACAAGGTCTACCACCTGAATATGAATGCCTTCCGGTGGATGGCGTTCTCTATGCGAGGAAACAGTGATGAACGTAATTGAAATGCATGGGCTGATTACTGGTAAATGCGTTGCCGGTGACATGTTCGTTAACGAGAGTGTGGCCGAGTACCTTATTCACAAAATCGCTAACATTGAGGATCAGCGCAATGCTGCACTCAATACCTGCTCACTGATTGCTGAGGCTTTGGGTATTACCGGCGCTGTTGCGGGTGACACAATAGCGAGAGTGCAGCAATTGATTGGCGAAAATGCAGTAATGCTAAAGCTACTCACCGATATTAGCGAAAATCATTCTGAGTTTGTTGATGAGGGTGAAGATTGCATGTGTGCCAGCATCCCTCTTGATTATGTATCCGAAATAAACATGCACGTTTCTCGTGATGTTAATGCCGAAAACCCATTTATCGCGACGGATAAGGCGCTTAACGAAATAAAGGCTCAGGGTGTTGATGAATTGGCGGAAGCATTTAAATCGTGGGCAGATGACAGTGATGGTGATTACGAGGCCGAGCGGCATTGGGCTGTGGCTAGTAAAGAAGCATTGAGTTTCGCCGCCAGCCTGAGGAGTGAACAGAATGCCTGAAATATACGATTTAGAATCCGTTTATGACGAAAGAATCAGCCCACTGATGAGGCAAATTATCGATATTTGCAATGAAAATCAGATGCCAATGATTTGCTCATTCGCATTTGAAAACTGCGAAGAAAGAAATGTTGGCTGCTGCACTACTATTTTGAATAGTTTCGATAACAGGTTTATCCCAGAATTCGGGAAAGCATTAAAAATCACCAGAAATGAGCCAGAAGTTATGGGCTTTGCAATTCGCACCATGAGGGGTAACAACTGATGAATAACATCGAAGAGCTAAGAGAGCACTGCGAAGAAATGATAGCTATCTCCCCCCTACGGCATGCGTTCATCCCAGCATCATCAATTATCACTCTGATAGATAGAATTGAGAAAGCAGAAGCAGCGTTATCAGCGGCAAACGAGAAGCTACTTGTGCCTGAAGGGTATTGCATCATGCCAGAATCACTGACAGCAGGAAACGGAGCGAAAGGCGCTTTAAGCGGTGAATTCTTCACAGAGACAGATATTACATGTGAGAAGTGTGGCGGCAACTATGACGAACATTATTCGTGTGAGCGCTGTAATGACTTGGGGGTTCAAACGGTAAGGACAGTAATTGGATGGTCAACCATTAAAGCCATCTACAAGATGGCAGTAGACACCACTGCCATTCGTCCTACCGGTTTCAAGATCGAGGGTAATGCAGATGCTGAGTAAAGAGCAGCTGGAAAAGCGGATTGCAGAAATTAGGAACATAGCCAGTGAAATGAAATGGTCGTCAGTTGAACATGGTCAGGTGGCACTCAATGATGCGGAGGCATTAGAGGAACTGCTATCACTGCGTGAGCAAATTAAAGCGCTTAAACAGCAGAAACCTATAGGCCAAGTCATTAGCTGTAACGGCAATAAAACCCTCGGTTGGATTAATGACGCACCAGAAAGCACCTTGTTATTCACAGCAGCCAAACCAGCAGAAATACCACGCCATATTTTCTCAATGCTGGTAAATGAATTGCGTGACGTGCCAGCGATCGGCTGTAAGAGGGAATTAATTATTGGTGTGTTAAACCGTCATGGCGTTATCGCTGAGCCGGTTCAGTGTGATCCACCAGCAGCAGAATAATTTTAGTCACGGCCTGTGTGCGGCGGGCCTTTAAATAAACAGTGTGGGGTATGTATGAATACAACATTTTTGTTAATGGCTGAGTTTGAAACATCAACGATCCCGCTGTCCGATATTGCTGAGCGGTATTTCGGTATGAAGCCTGCAACAGCAGATAAGAAAGCTGGCGCTGGTGATCTGCCGGTTCCCACCTTCCGTATCGGTGACTCACAAAAGGCTCCCAGAATGGTGCACGTTAACGATTTAGCGGACTTTATTGATAAGCGGCGCGGGGAAGCAAAAACAGAGTTGGCGCGGATCAAATAA